GATTTAGAGAAGTGCCGGGATCGCAAACGTGCGTTTTTGATCGTTTTTAGCAACACTTATAGCGAATACTTAACTGAGTCATAAGTAAGGTAAACACTTACTAACGGCCCTACTAGTACACTAAAAATATCAAATGTATATAACAGTTTATTTTTACCAACTTTATACAAAGCTCTTGTAAGGTAAACAACTAGTCCAACATATAATATTGTCAAAATAGCCGGTAAGAAGAGTAATAAATAGAACAGAACATTCATAACGCCTAATGATAAAGTAACTGTAATAACAGCAGCTACTATTAGGTAAAAGAGCTCCTTGATATCTGGTACAAAACTAGGATCCAAATGTAGCTGAAATGCACTAAAACCTACAAAAAATAAAGTAAAGGCAGCAATCATCCACTTAATAGTGGATTTGAGGGTCTTTTTGTATTCTCTCACAATATCATTTGTTATTTTTCCTCGCTGTTTCGTCCAAAAAGACAACGAAATAGATGTATAAAGCAACATTACCGACAAAATAATCAACAGTGGATGAAGCCAAACTAAGTAAGATTGGCACACAACCATGATTCCAAGCAATATAAGACCTGCATACATAAAAAATCTTTCAAGAACTTTTATAGCTTCACTCGGTGAATACAAAGCTAAAGCTATAATTCCAGCCCCTACCGAATCATTTATCTGTTTCATCCAGCTTTTTACTTGAGGAGCTGTACCTAGTACCTTTCGACTTGATACCAAAACACTAATGCCCCAAATTAAAAAAAATGCTTCTAGCATATTTGTCCTTTTAACTTTGTTGGAATAGGACGTTATAAAACATTTAACTAATTATTTATATTAATTATTTCACCCAAACATCTCCATCTGATCCACATCTCCTTTGCACAGCTCCGGTTGCAGTTCTGGGTCTGGCTTGGCGCCAGTCGGTTCAATAATGCGGTTAACCGTGGTCAACGTGGTAAACGCGCGTCCGCAGTTTAGGTTCAGACATTGGCAATAGGCTTCGCGCGTTTCGTTACTCATCGCTTTGGACGTTGCAATACGTGCTTTGCTTCCGCAAATAGGGCAGGTGATTAACATGGGATCTCCTCACGCTAACGGCCAGTCGTCTTCCAACTCAGGGAAGAACGACAGGTCCGGTTGTTGATACTCTTCGGTTTCTGGTTGGGCTAACACTTCGTCCCAACCTTCAAAATTCATCCACGACAAATCATCGGTAGGCACGCGGCTGACTTCGACCAGCTGGGCCGGGCGTTTTTCGCCGTACTCGTCTACCTCCGCAGGGCGGATTTGGATACTTCGTTCATCATCGATGCGAATTGAACTACCTTTTCGGAGGGCGGCCAGTGCCGCTTCATCAATATTTGGCGGTTTATTCGTCTTTCTTCGCTCTGGTGCTAACAACCTGATGAGCTGATCGCTGACCTGATCCTCGCGGGGCTCCGTACAGTTATTGACAGAACTCCGAGAGGCGGCGGTGCCGCCAATGACGGTCGCTGCGCTCCCTTGGGCGATCGCTTCCGCATCATCGTTAACCTTGGATTTCTGCTTAATCGTCCAGACTCTGAGGCGTGTTTTGATGAACACGCCTGATGCATCAAACCCATCCAACTTGCGAACGGTTTCGCCGTGCGGAGAGGCAAACGGCAGCTCTTCATAAACGTTGGTGATCAGCAGGTCCGCACGTTTCACGAACGGGCCACTCTGGCCCATGATGTAATCGCGCCATTGGCCACGGTCGGCGGCTTTCATCACTTCCGTGACGGTGCCGTTTTCGTGTTCCAGATCGGCCTGATAAACCTGCGTGAGCAGCACAAACAGATACTTGCTGTCGAACTTCTTATGGCGGCGAATCAGCTCTGCCGGAATAGGCGGGCCGATCAGCTTACGGCCTTCGCGAACATCCAACTCGTCATAAATGGTCAGTAGCTCTTCATAGTTCAATTGCGTGAGATACTGGTTAAAGCTGGCTTTGTCGTTGTTGGCAAAACGGCGCAGCTCTCGGTAAGTCGTGACCGGAGCGCCACCGAAAAATTGAAACTGGCGGATAGCCCAACGGCTTTTCCAGGCGCTCACATTCTTCGCCATGTCTTTCACGGGCTTGCCCGTTTCGTCGGAAATCTCATCGTCCATGGCAAAGCCGTCGATGTTCTTGGAAATGTACTTGGCGATGTAGCCCGTAGCCGTGCCCTTGGCCGGATCGATGTAGCCAAAGTCGCAGCGCGGTTTGTAATTCAATGGCCCGTGAAAGGCCTGCTTTTTCTCGGCGCGTTTTGGGTTGCGGTCGAACTGCGGATACAGCTCTTCTTTGTCTTCTTCGACGGCGTAGGAAATGAACACGTCACGCACCTGCGCGACATCTTCCGGCTTCACCCAGATCAGCAAATGCCAGTGCGGCGTACCATCGTGATGCGGCTCAGCCACACGAACTCCGAACCAGCGAATTTCTTCACGGCCCAGCTTGGCGCGAATGCGCTGCCACACGTTGTTGAGGTAGGCTTGCGTGTCGCGCGGGCTGGCGCCGTTCCAGTGGTCGATAAAGCCGCCTTTCTTGTAGCTGTTGTGGTACTTGGATGGCGAAGTGAGCGTGAGAAACAAACCTTGCAGCTCAAGCTCATTGCCGATGTCTTCGCAGCCACGGCAGCGCACCATCAGCTCATGGCGGCGGATCGCCGGATTCGACAGGCTCTTTTTCGCCATATCCCACAAGTCGGCTTCTTCACCCGTAATCTCATCGATGAGCTGGCACTGCTTAATGTATTCATAGTTGGCTTTCTGCTGCTCCTGATGCTCACGGACACAATCCCAAGAGGCATACGGCGAGGCTTTGTAGCTCACTTGCCCCATGGCGATCGCCAGATGCTCGCGCATGATTTTGCGAATGTGCACTAATCGGCCGCGCCACCATTTTTCATCCCGCATTCTTGAGATGTCGTTCAGGGCCGTCAGCTCGGTTTGCTTCTTGCGCTTGCGGGGCGCTTTGATGCCGAACTCATTCACGAAAGCCGCCAGCTTGTGGTAGGTGTTCACCACCGCAATCTCGCCGATTTTCGATTCAGAGGCTTTGACCTCGCGTTTCGCCAGATCCGCTTTCACTTCTTTGATGGCGGAAGCTGCAAAGCGTTGGTGACGGGCAGAGGCGATTTGCGACAGTTTGAATGCCATGTCTCTGAGTTCGTCGGGTTCCAGTTCGGCAACGCTGCGGTTCTTCTCTGGCTTGGTATGTTTTTCGGCTTGGTCGAAATCAAAAGAGAGCTGAGGGCGCTGAAAGTCTTCAGGCAGGCTGTGCTCTGTAAAGTACACGGAGGCGAATGCGTTATCGCCGCTTTCGAATTCTTTAGAGAACATCGCCACTTTTTGCGTGGTTGGTAGTTTGCTGTATTTTTCCAAGACCTTTTGCGCGCGTTCCGTTGCGGGTGCCATGCGTTCACGCAGGTAAATGTTGGCCTCTTTACGGCCGAGTTTTTCGAACACGCTGATGTAGCGCGTGACGAAGTATTTGGTCAGGTAATCGGGCAGGTCTTGGATGCGCGACTGCGCCCAGGCAAAGTCGTCCGGGTTGGCTTCAAACAATTTGCGCTCAAGCACACTCAGGCTTTCTGGCTGAATCACTTCATTGAATCGACGATCACCAAAGCAGCCCGCTTCAACTTCCGTTAAAGGGGCTTGCCATGGGAATTCGTATAGGTCGATTTCAGCGGGTACTTTTAGGTTTTCCAATGTGTTAGTCTCAAAGTAATACAATGACGAAGGTTGGCATATATGAAAACTACACTTCTAAACGACTCATTTAATCTCAATACTTTTGATGGACTGCTTGAAGACTTCATCGAAGACCATTCGGATGGGCTTGGCGGTAAAGAGATGTCTATTGCTATTCTCCCGCCCATCGAACCTAAGAAGTATCTCAACCCCATCCGACCATATAGAACGATCACCGCAACTGGATTGAATGAATTCCTATCAATCACTAGCTACTTCGAAGAGTTAGGACTTTTTTGTATCAATAAAAACTCTGATTCTATTGATGGTTTCGATTGTGTGTTCATCATCCCCGAAGATGAGTTTTACGAGTTATATCCAGAAAACGACCCTGAATATGAGCAAAAGATAGAAGCCATTAGAGCCATGTTTAAAGAGTAATCTTGCTGTGTTGCCTTCTTCTATAGT